GACGCTGACCTGATCGGCACCGAGGCAGCGCTGACCGTGACCGCAGATGGCGACGATAACAAGATGATCGGCTCCATCGGCTATCGCGGCAGCAAGCGCTATGTCCGTCTCGTGGCAACTGGCACCACTGGCACCAATGCCGTGGTGAATTGCCATGCCATCAAGATGAAGGGCAGCAACATGGGATCGGCGTCCATCGACGCTGGCACCGCCGCTACCTAAGACAAACGGCGGGGCGGCTTCGGTCGCCCCGTTGCTTCTATGATAGGGGAACGGCATGTCATCTAATATACCGTGGGACAGCATCCCCGCAGCCACCGAGGACAATAAGCGCGCAGCCGATATGCTGATCCGCCTAGACAATGGGCAGGAACGGCGCACAGGCTATGATGGCGGCTGGATGTATCTACACGATGCGACCCACACATCCGGAAATAAGCAAAGCATCACGGCTGACACAGAGACGCTACTGACCATTGATGGTTTGGCGGCTGACAGCGTGACTGATTTTCGGCGCGGTATGCCGCTGGATGTTTGGGATAACAACACCCTACAGCCGCAGGCAACGGGTGAGACGTTTGAGATTAACCTGACGTTCCGCGTCAGCAAGGGTTCGTCTACCTCCACCTACATCCGCGTTGAGGTGATGATTGGCGAAACCTACAGCACGCTTGTTGCCGAGGATCGCCGCCCGCTTATTAAAGGCAGCGGCGTTGAGGACTTCGTATTTTTTAACGGCACGCTATTCGCAACAAACGAAATGGGCGCATATGGCGCGCGGTTCTTTCTGAATTGCTCAGAAGATGTTAGTGTCTGGGACAAAGCAATCTACATTCAGAGGACGCACAGCCCATGACGGAAATCAAAATGCTCCGCACGCTACCTGTCGCGCCTGATGGCATCACGGTGCAGACGTGGGCTATGGGCAGCACGCACGCAGTCAGCGACGATCTTCTGCGCATTCTAATTGATGCTGGCGCCTGCGAGATTGTCACCAAGGCTATTGCAGCAGCGCCGGAAAACAAAGCGAAGCGGGGACGCCGCAGAAAGGTTGCAGACAATGACTGACGCACAGATTAAGGCAATGGCAGAGGCTGCGCTTGATGTGGCAAAGCCACGGTGGCGCAATACAGAGCGCAAGATTAAGACCGTTCTTCTGCGCGATGTGAAGGCGGCTATAAAGGCAGCGATGCCCGCAGGAGAAAAGGCCGATGAGGTATAACCGCAAATCTGTTTACGTCACGGCCAGCAATGACAGCCCCGCTGTCAGCATCATGGATGTTAAGACGTTTCTGCGCATAGACACCAGCGATGATGACCCGGTGGTCAATGCCTACATCGCCACGGCTACGGAAGCCGTGAAGCAGCATCTACGCCTTGCCATTCTCACTGAGACGTTTGTCTTTAAGGCGGATGGGTTTAGCGTGGCAGGTGCTGATGATCGTATGCTGTCACTAGGGCCGGGTGTTCACACGGCAAGCGTGCCTTACATTCTGGGCGGCGGTGAGACGCTGGACGTGCCATTTCCGCCGCTGCAAAGCGTCACAAGTATTGTGACGTATGACCGGGGCAACAACGCCAGCACATTCAGCAATACAAAGTATCAAGTGGATCTACAAAGTGGACGCATCTACTTAAATGAGGGCGAGGTTTGGCCGTCAGACCTACGCGCACAAGACGCGGTGCAGGTAACTTATGTGGCGGGCTACGGCAGCGGCAATATTCCCGCGCCAATCCTGCAAGCCATCCGCAGCTATGTTGAGCAGCTATATGATGGGTGCGAGGGCATGACCGCAGAGATTAAGCGCTTGCTGGCGCCCTATCGCCGGATGGATGAACTTGCATGGTAAGCTGTTGCTCCAAATATAACGCGCGCCAGCTAAAAAGCCGCATCACCATTCAGAGCAAGACGCAAGTCACTGATGGCATGGGCGGCTGGACCGAGACATGGAGCGCAGGCACCGCCGTCTGGGCCATGTGGAAGCCCATGAGCGGCAATGAGCGGGTGCAGGCTATGCGGATACAGCCGAATCTATCAGTGCGCGCTGTGATCCGTTTCCGGGGCAATGCGGATGGCGCACCATATTACAGCGCTGCTGATCGTGTTGTATATCGCGGCAGGACGTACAACATCACGGCAATCGTGGATGTGGATGACGCAGGCGAGTGGCTTGAACTATTCCTGACGGAAGGCGCGCCGTCATGAAGCTAGATATGTCAGGCGCGGATGATCTAATCAAAACCCTAGAGCGTCTCGGCTCTAGCGCAGAAGATGCGATGATTGACGTAATCACTGATCTGGTCACGGATACGCAGCGGTACTCGGTGGATGGCATCAACAGCGGTCCTGCGTCTGGTGCGGTTTATACACGGGGCAGCGTCACGCACCAAGCATCCGCGCCGGGTGAATACCCAATGACTGACACTGGCAGACTGGCGTCTAACATCATCATCCTGCTTCCTAGCGGGTCGAGCATTGAAGGGCAGGTAGGCACCAATATAGAATACGGGACCTTCCTTGAGTTTGGCACGTCCAGAATGGCTGCGCGCCCGTGGCTTCTACCGTCTTTTGAAAAGGCGAAGGTTGATGTATCTAAGGAAGTGAAGCAGCGGTTTGAGGGCAAGCTATGAGCTTTGAGACAGCGGCCCAAGAAATTGTGTTCGGCGCGCTAAACGGCCAGATAAGCGCGGGCGTCTATGATGACGTTCCCTATCTACCAGAAGGTATGCCGCGCGAGAACTTTCCCTATATCGTAATCGGTGACGATACAACGGTGGCATGGGATACTGACGATACTCTCGGCAAAGAGATAACAATCACCATCCACGTTTGGAGCAGGGCCAGCGGGTTTAAGGAGACCAAATCCATCATGGGTGAGGTCTACGACATTCTTAATCGCGGCGCTCTATCCAAGACTGGCTATAATGTGATAGATTGCCTTTGTGAGTTTTCACAGGCTTTGCGTGATCCAGATGGGGAAACCCGGCATGGCGTCATGCGGTTCCGGCTAACGATCCAGAAGGAGAACTGAAATGGCTGGCTTTAACGGTCGATCACTGACCATTGATTGGGACGCGACCACGCTGGTCGGAGTCCGCACCCGTGGGATGACAAACACCAATGAGATGGTGGACGTGACCACTGATGATGACAGCGGATGGCGCACACTGCTTGCCACCCCCGGCGTCAAGTCGGTCGAGGTTTCGGTGTCTGGCATTTCGTCGGATGAGGTTCTGCTTGCTGAATTCTACAACGCAAGCACCACTGGCGAGACGCTTAAAGTGGATCTTCCGTCTTCGCTTGCCACACCCGGCAACGTCAGCGGCACGTTCCATCTGGCATCGTTTGAGATTAACGGCGAGCATGATGGCGCTGTTGAATTCTCGGCCACGTTCCAGTCCAGCGGCGCTGTGACTTATACCGCATCCACGGCATAAGGTGATTTATGCGGTCTAAGACGATCACACTGGCGGGGACAGCCATTGAGTGCAGCCTTTCATGGAAGGTTATGAAGGCCATCACAGAGCAAGTGGCTGACCCCGTTCTCATTGCCCAAGAGGTACAGCGGCAGCTTCAAGCGGACGAGCAAGGGCGTGAATACACGCCTAAAGTCAGTCTGGATACGGATGCCTGCGTCCGTATGGTTTCCATCGCATCTGGAAAGGATGAGGATGAAATCGGTGAACTGTTTATGGAGCATGGTGTGCTGGCAGCGCAGGCGGAAGCGGGCGTTTTCATTGCATCACTTCTTGGCGCAGATGCGGGAGATAAATCGCCGGGAAAGACCTAAGCGCCGATGACACCATTCAGACCGCCTTCTGTATTGCGGTTTTAGACTGGAACATTCAGCCATCAGAGTTTTGGAAAATGTCCGCTACTGAATGGCACTGGCTGAAACAGGCGCAGCTAGACAGACAGGAAAAACCGGGCGGTGGTGGATTTACGAATGGTGAATGGCGCAAGGCACGCGAAGCCCACGCGCAAAAGATGAAGGCGAGAGAAAATGGCTGAGATCAGTGGCGTCCACGTTAAGATAACAGGCGATGCCTCTGGTCTCAAAGGCGCGCTAGATGACGCGCAGAGCGAACTCAAAGAAACTAAAAAAGACGCGGAACAGACCACGCAAAGCCTGCGCGGTATGGCAAAGGGTTTTGCGGGGCTTGCTGCGGCTGCTGTTGGTATTGGCGGCATAGGCTCACTGTTCCGCAATGTGGCGCGTGAGGCCGAGACGTTTGAAACGTCCATGCTCAAGATCAACGCCATCATCCGGGCCACTGGCGGCGTTGCGGGCAAGACTGGCGATGATCTGCTGTCGTTTGCCAAGAACCTTGCGCTTAACACTCTTGAAAGCACAGAGGGCGTTTTAGAAGCGCAACAGCGCTTGCTCACCTTCCGCAAGGTGACGGGCGATGTATTTGACCGAGCCATCAGGGCATCCGCTGATCTGTCGGCAGCTATGGGTACGAACCTATCGGCCTCGGCTATTATGCTGGGCCGCGCGCTAGAAGACCCTGAGAAGGGCCTCACGGCTCTGACGCGCACTGGCACGGTTTTCACTGAGTCACAAAAGGACATGGTTAAGAAGCTTGTCGAGACGGGCAAGCTGCAAGAAGCGCAAGTGCTAATCCTGAAAGAACTGGAAGCGCAGTATGGCGGCACCGCAGAGGCGGCGGCGAAGGGCTATGCTGGCGCGCTGGATACGCTGGCGCAGCGGCAACAAGAATTTCTGTTGGCAATTAACGATACGCTGGGCGTGACGGATATTCTTGCGACTGCGGTTAATGGCTTGGCGAGCGTCTTTAACGTGCTGGCTGAAAACATGAAGCGGGTTGTGACTTACATAGCAACGGCTGCTGTCGCTGGCATTATTGCTTTCCGTGGCGCTATTTTGAGCGCAGCATCAAGCGTTACTGCGTTGCTTATTCCTAGCCTCACAGCGTTGCGAGTAGCTATTGGCCTCACTGGAGTTGGACTGCTTGTCGTTGCCGCAGGGGAGTTGTGGTATAGATTTGGGCAGCTAAGAGAGAAGGCCGGAAGCTTCACAGAAGCACTTGGCCTATTAGCGGACGCAGGTCGTGAGGTGTTTGGCAATCTTGGCAAGGCCACGGAATTGCTGGGTGCTTTAATGCAGGCGGCTTGGGCGGGAATGAAGTCAACATTTCTTTCCGCTATCGAAAGTATGCTGCGGTCATTTCAGGGCTTCATTACGAATGTTACGGAGGGTTTGAATCGAGTATTTAATCTTGACCTTGAACCCCCAACAATACCGGGATTAAGCGAAATTGTGCCGGGTGGTCCGGGTGGTGAATTTACTATTCAGACCGGGATTATTCCAACGGCGGCGGCGGAAGCAGAAGCTCTTTATGATTCACTTTCTGACAAAGCCAGAGGCTTAGCTAATGACTTAACCGATAGTTTGCCAGCCCTACGACAAATACGAGAACTATTCGCTAAAGAAAGTGAAAGCGGTGATAACGCCGCTCGCCTCCCTGAATTTACGCCCAATGACCCATTAGCTGGCAGTGGTGGCGGCGGTAAAGGCACAGATTACGAGCCGCAGCTAGAGGCGCTGAGAAACTACTTTAAAACCCGCGAAGAAATACTGATTGAGGAATACGCCAAGGAGCGGGAGATGCTGCGCGCGGCCCTACACGCGGGGCAGATTGCCGATCAAGAGGAATTCCAAGAACTGTCCCTTGCATCCGCTGCGCGGTATCAAGAACGCATGGCAGCGCTTGAGCGCGAGAAGAACCAACAACGGTTGCAGAACACAGCAAGCGTATTTGGCTCTCTTGCGCAGGTCGCGTCCAGTGCTGGCGAGGGCATGGCAAAGGCAGCGGCTATCTTCGGTGGCATTGAGGCAGTGATTAACGCCTATGTGGCGGCGTCTCAGGCTCTGGCTGATCCTACCAATGTCACGCCTGCGCAGAAGTTTGCGGCTTATGCTTCGGTGCTGGCGGCTGGTTTGGGTGCTGTGAAGGCTATTAAGGCTGCTGGTTCAAAGGTGGGTGGTGGCGGCGGCGGCGGTGGCGCAGCGGCTGGCGCTAGATCAGCGCCTCCGCAAGTCTCGCGCAATGTTGCCATCCAGCTTACAGGCGGGGATATGTATAGCAGGGATCAGGTTATCCAATTGATCAATGGCATCAACGAAGCCGTTGAAGACGGCGCAGTGGTGAGGCTGGTATGACGGTCATCTATGAAAGCGGCTACACACTCCCGAGCGGCGATTACCCCCTGACGCACGCACGAATTGCGCACGCGAACAACTGGTTGTCAGGCGGCACGGCAACGGCATCCAGCACGGCCAGCGGCTACTTCGCAGACGCGCCAACGAATACGCTGACCTATGAGCGCTGGAAGCCGACCAGCGCAACTGCCACTTGGGAATATGACCACGGCAGCGCAGCGGAATGCGACTATTGCTGCATCGCAGCTCACACGATGGGAACCAACGGCAATAGCCTGACGGTGCAATATTATGACGGCGCGGCGTGGCAAGACCTCTGCGCCTCCACGGCCATCACCACAGATGAGCCGATCATGGTGATATTTGAGCCTGAGACGCGGCAGCGGTGGCGCATCAGCATCAGCAGCGGCACGGCACCCGAGATCGGCGTCATTAAGTTCGGCAGCGCGATGCAGATGGAGCGGCCATTGTACGGCGGTCACGCACCGATCCCAATGGCGCGGCAGACAATATTGCGCAGCAATTACAGCGAGACGGGCGAGTATCTGGGCCGGGTAAAGCAGCGCAGCTATTTGACAACCGAGTATTCGTGGCAGCATCTAACATCAACATGGGTGCGGTCGAATTGGCCCAGCTTCCAGCTTGCTACGGAAGCAGAGCCGTTCTGGATTGCATGGCGCCCCGGCACCTTTGGCGATGTTGGATATTGCCAGCTAGATGAGGTTCCTGTCCCTAGCAATATGGGCATCCGTGACCTCATGGAAGTCAGCATGAGCGTCAGAGCGCGAGGGTATGAATAATGCCCACCTACCCAACAGGTCGTGAGCCTGTCCAGATCGTTGAGATATTGCAGCCGCTCTGCGCCAACGTGTTCGGCGTGTCTCCCTGCACAGCTACAGGCACGGCAGATACCAAATGCTACAACACCCGCGCGACCTGTCAGGATACCGCGAACTACGCACTTGGCACGCCTCTGAGCCTGTATTTCACCAAGGGGCAGGCACCCGCCGATCTGTTGGGTCTGGACTACGTTTTCCCGGCGCTTATTTCAGTCAGCACAAGCCCAACAAAAGCCAACCTCGCAGGCGCAAACAGCGATGCGAAGGGGATCGGCAACCGGGCGGTCTGGACAATCCGCTTTGCAGACTTCCAGCACACGGATCGGCTGGTTGATCCGTATATCAGCGGCAGAAGCTGGAACCCGCTGGACGCCTCTCGCGGCAGCTTCTGGCCGCGCTGGCTGGTGCGTAATAAGTACCGCACCAACATTCAGGTGAAGGTCTACGAAGGCTATGTCGGCCAGACGCTCGCGCAAATGAGCGTGCGATTGTGTTTCGTCACGGGCATCAGCAAGCAGAACAGCGCTGGCGATATTACGATGGAATGCAAAGACGTTCTGGCGCGGATTGAGGAACGGCAGGCGCAGGCACCCATTCTGTCGCCGGGTGTTGTATATGCAAACATCAATGACAGCACGACCAGCATTGAGGTCGCTAACGCAGTAGAGGCTGATTATGACGTTAGCGGGACGTTGCGCATTGGTGACGAACTGATGACGTACACCGCGCGGGCCACATCTACGAATGGCATCACATTCACGGGCGTGACGCGCGGCACGGATAACACAACGGCAGCAAGCCACAATGCAAACGCGGCTGTCCAGCAGTGCATCCGGTATGAGGATGCGATGGTGACTGACACCATCGTTGATCTGCTGGAGACGCGCGGCGGCATCCCTGCGGCCTACATGACTGATCTAAAGTCAGGCGGGTCTAGCTACAACGAAATCACCGCGTTTCTGTCATCGGTGCGGTTTAACCGGGTTCTGACTGAGCCATATTCGATTGCTGAACTGATCGCGGACATGGCAGAGCAACTGCAATTCGTGATCTGGTGGGAAGAGACCGAGCAGCTTATTAAGGCGCGCGTTATTAAAG